CTGCCCCCAGGACGGATGGGTTGGCCGAACTTGACAGAATCTGTCTTGTTTGTACCAATCCCACACGTTCCTTGCTGCCCATTTAGAGATTGCACCAGGACGAGTTAACAGCAATACTACCGAGCGGGCTCTCCGAGATAACTTCTCTAGACGGCTGGTTGCCGCCCGAGAGGAGACTTGGAAGCCCAACCCCATGCTCCGTAAAATGCAGAAAAGTGAGGGCAAACGTCCCGTCCGAGCCTCTGAGGCTTTTAACACCTCAGGGACCCCTGTCACCCCGAGCCAACCGCACGCGATCCCCACCAGGGGCAGAGGCGTTACCTCCACGCCCTTATAGAAAAAGCGTTTGGCGAACTCGAGGGACAAGTTCTTAGAGACTATGGACTTATTAAATCCAATTTTGACCCCAATAGTCCGCATAATCTTCACATACTCAGCGGCGACATGGCGATCTCCGATCACCACATCGTCACCAAGAATAGCGTAAAGTGTGAACCATCCACTCCACTTCGCTCGCCTAGCCGCCATCTGCACGATAGCATGGTGTACTAGAGCCAACATCGCCCAAGAAGAATACGCTCCCATTGGTTGACCTACTGCGTACCGCACTGTTTTCACACCCTTTCCAAATGTTTTCACAAATAGATTGGGTAAGAAATAAGCACGTTCCGTCAGTAGCTTCCTCCAATGAAAACTAAACTCCTCAGACGTGAAGACAGCTAATAACTTCTCCTGTAAGACGACGGGAATTCTATCCGTCGCCGCCGATAAATCATAAGAAAATACTTCTTTACGACCAAGCCTCTCCAAGTTCTTAATGAGAGCTAGCACGGGGGCTAACTGGTCAAAAAGCCCATCTTGAGGAATGGCTTTCAATAATACATCGAAGATATACCGATGAAGAGGATAAAATAACCATTGAGTCAAACAATCGACCATAGCGACCACCCGGAGCTTCCCCGGCTCCTCAACTAATGCCAATTTTCCCAGTTTACCTCTCACACCCTTCCAATCTCTCGCCATAATTCGGTCCTTGGAACACTTTCCTTCAGAATTTCTTCTTAGGTACTCATATCCCGCCTCCCAAATCGGAGCAAAGAGAAGGGGAAAAGCACGGGTGATAATACATATAGTCACAAAAGAAGACAACAGATCTGGCCTTGTGAGCCAGCTAGCTGCATCCTTAATGATGTTTATTACCGAGACCGTTGACCCCTGATTAGTCTTTAGACTAGCCAGTTTAGTTTTATCCTTAACCTCTTTCGAGGAATTAGGACTAGAGGTCATCAGGGCAACAAACTTAATTACATATCCCAAGATCTCCTTCCGAATAATCCCATTGGGCGGACACCAAAGACCATCTACCGGATTGTTTCTTACCGATGAGAAGGCTCTGAGATCCCCAGGGTTTCTGGGTCCACTACTCGGAACGAAAATCGTCTTTAGTGCCGGACCCCCCAGTTTGGTTAATTCAGTCTGGAACCACACCACGTGTGAGTCCCAAGCCTTCATAAACACCTGAGGGATAACGACACCTGGATCAGTTATGGTCGCGAAGTTCATCTTCCCTTTAAAGTTCAAGACCCGGTAAAGGGTAAAGAAACCTAACCAGAGTCGAATCACTCCGCGATCACCCTGACGAATACGTTTTCGGTGATTACCGGGAATCACTCTAGGAAGCCCAGAATTACTCTGAGCGACCGCGGCCCCAACGAGCCGTGGCTGGGTTCTCTTCTCTTCACCCAAGTAACGCAACATAGTCACATTACAAGTTTTCAGATAAATAGCCAGACCACGGTGTCCTTGAGACTTTATCATACTAACAGCGAATCTAGAAAAGACGAAGCAAGCTTTTACCCAACTCAGGGAGTGTGCACCCACGATCAGTGGGGCCGCTCTTACGAGAAGACCCACCAACCGCTTACTGGATTTTACACCAGATTGCCAAATACTTGAAGCAGTCTTCAGCTGTAAAGTTGAAAACTGAAGCTTCATGTTATTAATTAATATTTTAAATATTTAAATCAACAACACTAATCCTTATGAATACAGAACGAGGGTTGTAATCTCGCTAAGGCAATCACTTACCTTAACCTTTGATACTATCTCAGGCACTCTATCACACGAACTAGAGTATCCTTCGGTTTCCCATACCCCCCAAGAAGGGGTACGGGGCCGCAGGCAGCCTGTAAAGGCGGGGTTGTTACCCTGTGGTTGCCAACGGCAATACAGAAGAGGACATTACGCCCCCCTCACCAAAAGTATAACTTAACACTACAAGATTGTAGATTTCAAGATTTTAGATGCAGTGGCTGTACTCAGCCCCCGACGCCACATCCCACCAGAACCTGGGTTCTGGGTCGGTGCCCGAAAGCTCCTTAATCTCTACTTTCCTTCCTAGCTCTTCGTTTTATCGAAGTAGGTCGTTCTCATAGTATGCTAAATTACATCTCACAGGTGAGGCTTTTCCAGATAGGATTTGACTCTACCCTTCTACTATAGACCTTATTTATTAGTCATAAGCACATAATATCCCCAACGTACTCACGTTGGTGCCACTACTCTTTCCTTTCATCACTGAAAGGGGTCCCTGACCGCCCTAGTGACGGCTAAACCAAAGATGTTTGGCACATGTCGCTTTCCCTAACGGGGAAAATCGGACAATCATCCTAACAACGATTACAAACTGTAATCCTTTGACAATTATGTCTCACGTTAGAAGAAAGCCCTATTTCCGTCGAAGAGTCGCCCTCGAGTCTGACACTTTCGGTGTC